CATCCACAATCGAGGTCTCGCGGCCAACAATTGCAGTGTCGGGCACTTGATTGTTTTCCTCAAATACCACGGGTGCGCCATCTTGCATATTGCTAGAGATACCAGCCCGCAAAAAATCAGGATTTGCCGCGATGCCCTGCATCTGCTTGATAGATTGCGGTGTCGATCTATCGCGGTTTTGCAGAATCCGCCCCGTCTTCAATTCAACAGGTGCGGCCTGTGTCATCTCCTGTGGTATTGGTGCAGCTTGTGAGGGATCTTGTGATTTTTCTAGGTCAGCAATATCGTTGGCGACCTTGTTGTCCGAATAGAACGTATTGATTGCGCCATCAATTGCATCGTCTCGAATGGTGGACAATTTCTCACCCACCGCGTCGTGACCGTCAAACGGTTGGGCAAGTTTTGCGGCAATAGCGGCATTCAGGTACTTTTGCAGCGAGTCGGGCACTTGGTCCAGCGGCTGTGTTTTTGCTCGCTCAATCGCGGCATCCATCGCCTTTTGAGACATCCCCGATGCCGCAGCCACATCCGTAAAGCTATCAAGCAAAGCGCTTCTGGCCGATGCATCCACGGGCTTTGCGCCGCCAGCACGCAGGCTTTTGTAATAGTCTTTGAAGGCGGGTGTCGTATCGCCAATTTGCGACAGCTCGATGTCAGCGTTCTCAGATGCCGTTTGCAGGTCGTGGCGTTTTTGCAGTGTGTCAGCCGTATCGGTTTCGCCAGCGTCTTTTAGTCTGTCAATCTTAGCTTGCCGCGCCTCCTGCGCTTGGCGGTAAGTTGTCACCGCGCCGCCCATCATCATGCCGCCTGCCGCACCCTGTCCTATGCTTTGACCAACGCCTGCATCACGGTCTTGATTCGGGTCAACATAACGAGCCAAGGCTTCATTGCCAAAGCGCTTTCCACCACCCTCTTCTAATCCCTCAGAAAAGCTCTCTCCTAGGCCAGCCGCCCCAGTTTTCTTTAAAGTCGCTGTGCTCCAAAACTTCGATCCAGCATTTTTTACACCGCCGCCAACAATAGCGCGCTCCATCATGCTTCCACCCGGCAGCATGTTCGTCCCAACCGATACGGCGGCAGCAGGCACAAGAGCGGCGCGAGCTGCTTGCAAAGCAAATTCGTGTTTCAGCGCCTTGATTGATGCGTCACTCTTGTCCGAAGCCGCCACTTGCGCCATGAAGTCTTTATTGGCAATCCACGAGGCATCATCTTTTTTCATAGCCTCGTCGTAAACATCGCCCGAAACGTCACCCGCTTGTTGCAAGGCCCCTGTGCCAACCATCGCCCCTGTGCCAACGCTTGCAGCCTTAGCCGTAGTCGCACCACGCGCCAACATGGCACCTTTGGCACCAACCCCGACTAATCCCGCAGGCACAAGGTTGACGACGTTGCTTGCCAGCATGTCAACGGCAAGCGCAGGGTTTGTCAATGTGGTGGCAAGTGCTTTTCCAGCCTTGCCCAGCACGCCGTCAGCACTATCAATTTCTGCTTGCTGATTTTTTAGCTGCTCTTTCAGGGAATCGCTTTGCTGTCCTGATAAATAGTCAGAGGCCTGCTTCCCATACTTGATGAGGGCGTTATCCATGTCGCCTGTAGTGGCAAGGCTTCCTAGTGTTCCAACACCTTCGACTAAACCTGCTGCTCCTTTAGCAATCCCAAGCCCCGTGTCAGCCAATGCTTCGCCCCATGAGCGGCTTTTTGGCGCTGGCTTTGGCGAGTCGGGGGTTTGCGCCACGTGTTTCTGCATGTGGGTAACAATGTCGCTATAGCTGTTACCGCTCTTTTCAGCGTCAGCTAGGTCAAACCCTGTCTTATTGGCTACGTACTTAGCAATATCCTCATCGGTATTGCCAGAAGCGCGTGCGCCCTTAAAGTCAAACTCGAAATTAGCCATGTTTTATTGCGATTTTTGCCAAGGCATGTTATTCCGCGATGCATCGTAGTAGCCGCGTGGTTTTGGGTTTGTCACTTGTGCAAGCCCAGTTTGTGCAGGCATGGCCGCTGCCGCTTGTGCAATCGTTGGTTGCGCAGGCTGTGATGCCGATAAATTGCCACCTAGTCGTTTTGCTTCACTTTGCAAGCTCACCAAATCTACATTCAACCGATCTGCCTGCTGTCTATCGCCAGCGGCCTGCGCCTTAGCTAACAATTCTTGGGTTTTTGCATACTCTTGATTCAGGATGCCTAGTTGCCCTTTTTTATCTGGCGTTGCGGAAGGTATTTTTGCTGGCGCTCCCATCGGCGGGATAAGTCCGCCTGTCGGCTGCGGTTTGGTAGGCTCAATTTGTTCTAACCCCGCCATCCCTCCAAGGCTAGACTGATACAGCGCCTTCTCTCGTTTTTTGTAGTCGAGATCATCTTTCAACTCTTGAAGTTGCTTGGCTTCCGCGCTGTCTGTTTTTGCCAATCGCAGTTTCGCTAGCGGGTCTTTTGTGAAGTCGTCAATCCGCTTCTCTGCGTCATGCACCGATTTTGATGAGGCTGCAAGCAAGGGCGCTAAGACGGCTGTTGCTTGGAACTTTTCTCCGCGTGACTCGGCGCGATCTTTGGCTGATTGCAAAAGTGCCTTTGCGGTTTCTGTTTTTGCATCTAGCACAGCCTGTTGATACGTAAATTTTGCTTCATCAGCCTTCGTCTTACGCTCAGACTCGCGCAAGTCCTTAAAGTGCGCTTGGCGCATCTCTGGTGACAGGTAGCCCGCTAAGGTCGTGCGGGCTTCTTGTAGCCCTGCCTCATTGTTTTGGAATGCCTTTTGCGTCGGTGTGGTTGTGCCGTCGTCGTTAATGGTGTGGTACACCACGGCCTTGCCGTCAGCAGATGCCATTGGCTTCATTTTGATAGCGCCGCCTTTACCGTCGCCCTTTGTTTTTGTAATCCAGTCAGCAATATCGTCATGCGATTGAAGTGCGCTAATCTGTCTGCGAGTGGCATCATCCGCTTCTTTTTGGAAGGCAGTATTGAGCTGCATCGACTCTAGCGGCTTACCCGCCTGTTTAAGTGACAGCACTTGTCGCTTGCCAATGGCCGCGTCACTGTTTAGCGCTGCAAGGTCTGGGGCCTTATCAGTAATTTCGTTGCCCTTTGACATGCCCACAATACCGTACCCATCACGCGGAGTCATCAACCCTGCGGGTTTTCCTGTAGGCTCGGCACGCATGTCTGCTTCGGCTTGCAGGCTTTCTTGTAGTGCGGGTGTGAGTGCGTCTTTGCTATAGAGTGATCGCGCACCCGTCTCGCCAACAACCTGGCCTTGCACAGCGCTACGCGGTGCCGCCGCGTCTTTAAGGCCTTGCTTCAACGCCTGCTGCTCGTCGTATTGCTGCTGCTCACGGTCAGCGCGGCTTTGCTCACGGTCAGCGCGGCTTTGCTCAATGGCAAAGCGCTTTTCTTGCAATGCGCGATCCGCGTTACGCCCTTGCTGGGTCATGTAGCCATTGGCTAGTCCAGCAGCTAGTGCTAATCCAAAATTACTTGCCATAATGGGTGTCCTTCTGTTTTTCTTTTGGAGCTGTTCATGAAAATTTTTTTATTGCTTGCTAGCGTTTTCTTGACTGCGTGCGCCGCACAAGTCGTTAGCTCTAGCCCTCGTACAGTTGTAATCAAAACTATGGGGCCAGATTACAACGGGGCGCAAAAACTTGCAGACATTGAATGCGGCAAACATAAACTTTTCGCCCAGTTAGCCCCAAGGGGTGCGCCTAGTTCAAACTTTATATTTAATTGCGTCAACTAACACTTCTTCATGTTTTTTAAGCTGAGAGCAATCTTCTCAACCTTTGCATCTATCGCTTTAATCGCATTGGTTTGATGGCCACTCATGCTGACCATATCAATCATCTTGCCCTGTGGGGCGACTCCATCACCTAACCCTTTTTTCACTTCTTGAGCCATAGGTCCCACATGCGTTTTACCGCCATCATCAGCAACCGATCCTTTGTTGTACTTCCATGACTCAACTGGTAGCCTTTTAATTGCTGCAAGCGATAGTTTTGGGTCAACTTTTTTGCGTGAGTTTTTAATTTTTTTGTCAGAAGAGGCTAGCCACATTCCGCCCGCATTACCCGAAGCGCCGATTAGTGCATTCGTCCCTGAGTTTGCCGCTTGCTGCGCATTCGTTTGAGCGTTGTACTCCCCAAGCAACAAATTCCCCGCCGCGCTATTGCCTTGAATGCCAATGCCTGCACCTTGCGCCATCATGTTGCCTTGCCGCGCCCCAATCGCCATCGGTTGCTGTGATGCGCCAATAGCTGAATTTCCCGCTTGAAGCCCCAGTTGTGTTTGCGTTGAGTTGGTTGACGATATGCCGCGCCCTAGTGATGCCGCATCTGCCACCTTTGCGCCACCAATAGCCTCTACATTCTTTCTGGCTTGGTTGCCTGCGCCTGCTTTTTGCGCTGCGCTTAGTGCGCCCATGGTGGCTAGTCCTGCTTGGAAGTTGCCCGAGTTGACATCGCCGCCTCTTGACGTGACTTCACGCGCCATGTTTGCCGTGGCCGCGTCTGTTGCAAGACCAATACCGCCTTGCACATCAGCCGCCGCCGCATCACGTCGCTCGGGCGTGTCGTAGCCAATAGCATCTGCCGCAATTTTTTGTTCAAGCGGTCTAAACGTATTTTTGGTGTATTCATACGTCTCATCGGCCATGGCATTTTGCTTTTTGGCAGTCTCGGTCTGTACGGCGGCTTGATCTAAGGCAAGTTTGGTCGCAGCATCACGGGCTGGCTTTAGCTCGGCATCCTTTGCCTTGTACCAATCAAGGGTCTCCTTGGCAATAGCCGCATTTGTTTGTGCGGCCAAGCCGATGCCTGGATCTGGTGCGGGTGCGCTACTACACATAGGCGTTACTCCAAAGATTTAAAATAGATATTGCCGACATGTTGGTATCCAAGGTATTCGTTGAGACGTCCAACTTTGTTGACTAGCTTGCTATCGGTGGTGATGGCGGTCACGCCAATCTGCTTCAAGCAGGCTTCGACGTATTGCCATAGGCGTATCGCCTTAAAGCCCCGCCTTGCTTCTGGTCTTAAGTAAAAAACATCTTCTTTAGCTTCGGACTTTTGCGTGTGCATGCTCTTGTAAACGTACATACGCACATGCCCAACCAGCCGCCCCCAGTCTCTAACCGTAAATTGAATCAACTGTCCAGCACGTTCACGGGCAATAAAGCCGTCGTAATCGGGGTTCATCTCAGATTGCTGGTGCCGCTCTGTCTCAGCCCAATGCATCGCGTGCAAGATGTGAAGATCATTTTTAATGTCAGCAATAAGCTCAACGGCAAATGTTGTGCCTAGCTTGTAGCCCCCTGGCTTGAACTTCGACGGGTTATGGCTGTTGTCCACTCGGTCAAAGGCATTCCCTTCAAGCCACGCGGCCAGTTCAGGCGTGACTACTTCCCCGAGCTTGCTTCCAAGCGCGGCGCGAAAAGTGTCTAAGCTCAACCCTGAATCCTCGCCAATATCGCGTTAAGTTGGTTGATGATGTCCGCATTGGTCGCGGTGCTTGGTAGTGCTGACAGCTTCACCGAGTTTTTATTCTGACCCATCATCGACTCCATGTTCAGCTTCACGGCTTCGGCAAACCGATCTACCTGATCGTCGCCTGTATTGGTTGCAGGTATGGCTACTTTCACACCGGTGCCTGACTTAATTCAGCGGCACCTTGCGCCATGTTGATCGAGTAAACGGACACGGAAGATGTAATCTGCACCGCGTAAATGTCTGTTTTCTTACCCGATGGCAATCTAAACGGGCGGCTACTTGTTAGGCTTTTGCTAAAGACTGGATAGTCATTCATCAATAACGTGAATTGGACGGCGTTGGCTGTCACTTCTGGCACTAATTCAAGCTCGCTTCCAGCAATCTCAAGATCTAAAATCTCCTGCCCCAATATCTCTCCGTTTATATCATTTGCGGCCAACATCAAGGCATTATTTGCATCCTGAATCAGTGTACTCAGCGGAACAATTTCATCGAAATTTGCTTGGACTTGGGCGAAACTAAAATTCAGAGGCTTGGCAAGCTGATATTCTTTAGACTTCCAAAATGAAGCGTAACGGTTTGCATCGTCTTCATCCCATAAATAAATTTGGCTTTCTTTTGCCACATACAACCTGCCGTCGTAAGGGTTAGAGTAAATAGCATCGCCCCGCTCGTTTACTTGCACTATAGAGTCTCGCTCCTTCGTATGAATTACAAATAAGTTCGGCTCAGACTCATCGGCATCATGAAAAGCATAGTAGCGGCTATCTTGATAGGCGGCACTAAAAGTTCTTGGCATGAGTCGCACCCACTCCGTGTATGTGTACAGATCGGCTGTAATGTTCTGCACGCCAGAAGATGTGGCCACATAAAGCCCATCATTTGAAGGGTAAAGTGCGCCAGAACCAATATCAACCACCCCTCTTTTTGATAAACAAGGGGCGTGTGTATCTCCCGCAATTTTTGAAATCGTCGCCAGCTCGGGTATCGTGGCTGAGGCAACACATGGGTATCCATCTGTCATGATGATCGCGGCATTACCAGCAGCGACCAAGGCAACGCCAGCTCCAGGGAAGCTATACCTGTTTGACAGTGGCCATGAGTACGGCTTGCTTTGATCTGACAGGCAAAGTTGGCCACCAGAAAGCCCAGCCAGTACGCCATTCGCCAATAAGACAAGGCTATGCAAATTTTTGAGTGGCGGCAAGGTATTCAGTACCGTAATCCCACTATTCAGTGATACCGTTGCAGCGGGAATGATGTCGCTATACGAGGTCAAAGCGCCATCAATTTCGGCGACAAACTTGTAGTCCGTGCCCGTCCCAACCGTTCTGTAGATCACCTTTGTCATGCTTGTGGTGTTGTGCGTATAATTTCTTGCCCACGTTCCGCCGCTAGTATAGGTCTGCGTTGTGGCTAGTTGCACCACTACTTTGCCAAGCGCTGTATCAATGCTCTTAATCAAAAATGATGCGTTTAAATCCGTCATGCCTACTACGGCCCCGAATGTCACCTTCTCACCATCCGACAGGCCGACAACTGTGTCTAGCGTTGCTGTCACATAACCGCTGCTTGGCGTATCTTTGACCGCTGCCGTCACATAACCGCTGTTTGGCGGCTTTGCTGTCATACCTGTTAAATTCCATGATCCGTCTGTCTTACCCGTAAACAGCGTTGCAGGACTTGGCCCCGACTCTTCACCATACCTTGTCTTGAAGGTATAGACGTAGGCGCGGCTTTCATTTGAGCCAACGCCGCCAACTACTGCAATAGTCGCTGCGGACGTAGGTGCAAATACACCTAAAACATAGCTCGTGTTGGGGTAATAGGCCCCTTGAATCGCGTCTGCATAAGTGCTCATGTGCGGCTCGCCATCGCCCGTCATGTAAAAGCGTCCTAGCGTGTCTTGCAGCACGGGCGACTTAGCGACATCAACGACTGCGCCAAAAACAAGCCAGTTATAAACATCGCCAAATCTATAGCGATACGCAGTTTTAATGGTGTCCGTAATGCCTGTGGTGCTGGATAAAAGCAAACCCTTGTAAGGGTCAATTCTTCCCGAGGTCAGTTTGCAGTTCGTCGCAAGCTGCGCTTTATTATCCGCCAGCAGCCTTTTAGATGTTCGTGGCGACTCGCCCCTGAACGAATGCATCGTAATGCCTGTCATTTATCCGTGCTTCTTCACACGAAGACGTTGCCGCGTATTGCCCACTTGGACTTGGTAAGCGGCAAAGTTCATCTCCGATTTAAATTTTTGCATGTAGTCAACCGCCAAAGCGCGGTCGGTCCATGGCTTTTTACCCATCGACATTAACCGAGCCAGCACGCCGTAGCGCATCGCCTCGCTGTATTGGGTTTTTAGAAAATCTGGCAGCGTTGTCGCGCTAGATGATGGCTTTAATGTCAGAGACATCACCAACCCTCCTACAACAGATACGCTAGGTATCTCCTGGGTGAATAGCGTGATCGTTGTCAGGCCGCTATCCAAAGAAAACGGCGGCTGGTGGCGCTCATATTTTGGGTACGCCGAGCTGTCAGCGTAATAGTCTCGTTTTTCCTCAACGTCCTCCCACAAGTACACGTCATTAACGGTCAACTTTTTGACTGATACCAACTCGGAATCTGCGGACAATGGGACCGCGTAAGCGGCCTGATCCGCAATCAGATCGGCGGCTGACGGGTTATAAGTCCACGCCCGCGTGCGGTGGCAAAAGTCCCTTGCAAGTTCTTTTAAATGCAGATCAACAAAGTCGGTCGTGCAGCCGCCAACCTCGGGCATGATGAGGTCGTAAAAATCTGAAAACGGCACGCTCATGTCAGGTATCCAGTCGTCATTTTTGCCATCAACTCAGCCCGAGCGTTTAGCACATGCTCGTCATCCTTCAATTCACACCGTGCAATCACATAATCAGTCAATGGTCGAAAGAACTGCTCGTTTATCGGTAGATTGGAGGCTATGGTTAGCGTACTCAGCGCACCGTAATTACCTAAAAATAGGTCAGGGCGAATGTTCTTAATTGTGTTGAGCGCGTCAATCACGTAACCAAGCACTTCTGGGTCTTTATATCGCGTAACGTCATCGTCATTCAGCGTTAAACGCGCCGATGCTGCGACCTCGGATATGCTTCTTACCACTTATTCCGCCTTTGGATATGCGGCCATCAACGCAGCAATGATTTTTTCTTTGCCTGCGGCGTGATGCACCTTGACATCAGCCGATAAGGCCAGTGTTTTTAGTTCATCAACACTCAGGACGGCAAGATCAATCTCGCCTTCGGTGTTTGGCAGTGTGATTTTTTGATCGATCACGACGACATCAGCAGATCCTTGACCTTCAAGCCCATCAGCCAAGGCAAAAACGTCAGGATGACCTAGCATTTTTCTCGCAATGCTGTCAGGCACTTCATGTTCATCACCTGGGCGCCAAGTGATTTTTGTTTCGCCGCTAAATGCTGTTTCACCATCCAGCTTAACGCCTACATACTTCAATTTCATGGGAATACTCCTAAAGAAAATGGGCCGGCTTTTAACGGCCAGCCCATCAGTTGCAGATTACTTCGGACCGTTGCAAGCGCCCATGACGATGCCATGGATGTCGCCAGCAGCAAACGTCGCCGAGGCTGTATTGATCGTTACCCACAAATACACATCCTCTTGGAATGTGATTGGTTTGAACGAGCACTCCAAACGGCCACCAGCCTGCGCAGTGGCTTGACCCGCAGCAGCAAAGTAGGTGCTATTTGCCGCCAACGAAGAGCCTGTGTCGCACGGGGTATAGCCAACGCGGAACACAATCGTTGGTGTACCGTTTGTATCCAAGTCATCCGACTGGATATGCACAGTTGCAATCTCGGTACCAGCGGGAATGCGGACGAGTTTGATGTCGTCTGCCGCTGTAAAGTTTGCGGTTGCCGAATAGCTGTCAACAAAAGAGCCGACAGCGCTAGATACAGGCGAGAAGGCGGGTGCCGTCGCTTTTTTACCAAAAAAGGTAGCCATGATTTTTTCCTTAAAGAAAGAGTGGATTGGTTTGTTGTGAAAAAAGTGGGGCAATTAAGCCCCACAGTTATCAGACACCGCGTTTTTTCACAACGCAGTCGATGACGGCTACGCCAAAGTCGGTCATCTCAAGATCACCGTCTTGGTTTGGCAACGCCCAGCGCAGCTTGTCTTCCGTGCCCATGATCTCTCCAGCTAACTCAAGGTTACGGTCGAAGTTCGTCATGTTCTCAAGCAAGCTGTACGACTCTTCTGAGGTACGGTTGCCGCCTGAAACCATTGCCAAAGCCTGGGCGCTCAAAAAGATCGAACGGCTGACTTGGTGGGTTGTTGACAAACCAGCGGCCACGTTGACAGCGCTCTCGGTACCAGCCAAACGGTTTGCTACGGCAACGTAGTTCACCGAGTCTGACGCGTCGAAGCGAATACCGAACTGCATCTTCTTCACCAAAACGCCGTTCCAAAGAATCGGCGAGCCAGCAAAGAGTGGGTGCGCGCCAAGATTGCCGTACTTTGCACGCTCCATGGCATTCGTCTGGTAGTTGCGGATGCCGCTTGTACCAGTCTCAGTGATGAGCGTGTCGTAGGCCAGAGGATCAACCAAAAGAATGCCCTTGATAGGGTCATCCATAGAGGCTGGGTCGCCAGGGATACGAATAGGCTGCATCTTGATTGACATTTCATCAAAGATTGCAGCAAACTCGTCGATATGCGACAAGCGCAAAGCATCGGTTGTGGCAACAGATCCAAGTTGTAAGCCCCCTTGAGTCAACGATGTGCCATTAACAACCCAGTGACGGTTATATGTTGGCGCTTTGATGCCATTGACAAGCATGTCAGCAAACTCTGGATCGGTTACCAATGGCAAAACCCAGTCGTTGCTGTTTTGCTTGCCGCGCGCGCCAGCCAATAATGCCAATGAGCGCTGAAAACGGAATCGTGGGATTCCGCTTGCAAGCTGCGCCAATGCATTTTTACGCATGGAGTGCGGTGTGCGCTGGGCGGTCATCTTGCCACCAGCCGAAACAGGCAAAGTTGCCATGTCTAGGATGATGTCTTTGCTGCTGTACTTAAGTGCTGCGCCTTTGCCTTCGGCATTCTGATCGCCCATTACTGGACGAAGTTTGACGATGTGCGCGCAATCAACCTGCACAGTGTCACCAGGGCCTTTGCTGAGTTCGTCAACACGAACAATCGGCATTTCGCTAGTGGATTGCTGTTTCAGCTTGCGCATGGCCGCATCTTGAGTTGGCATAGGGCCAGTCAATGCGGTGAGTGGTGTTGGCATCTTCCCAGCCATCGCGGAGAGGGCTTGAGAATACTGCTTGTTTGCTAGGGGGTTACCCCGTGGTACGGAAGTCGTGGACATTTTGAATCTTTCTTAAAAAGGTTGAATGCCACCGCTGCACTATCAATCCTCGGATGGGAGGCTCGCCAAAATATCCTCGGGGGACATCTTGTTGTAGTCCAGCGCTGGCGCATTAGCTGGTGCTCCGCCTCGGAAATCGCTAATACCCTTTGGCCGATTGGTCGGGGCTTCGGCGATAACCTTGGCGGGATCTTGTAGGCTTACGCCTGAGTCGGAGAGTTTTCGCTTGGCACGCTTGACGGCTTCCTCAAAGCGCTCGGCTAGAGGTTTTGTTTTCCAGTCAGGGTCGGCAAGTAACGATGAGTCATACTCAATGGCGAGTGCAAACTTGTCCTGAGATTCAGGATCGTGCTGCCATGCCAATAAGTCTTCGTTCTGATCGATCACATCTTGAATTTGAGGCTCGTAAACAATCGGCTTGAACTCGGAGCTAGGTGATGGCGTTTTCAGCATATCAACCTTTGCTTGCAAGTCTCTAACCTTTGCCAGCTCCTGAGCTACAGAAGGGAAATCTTCTTTAAACTGCTCAAACTCCTCAGCGCTCATACCATCAACGGCATGAGTGGCATCGGTCTTTGGGACTGTTTTGCGTAGCTCTTCAAGTTCACGCAATGCTGCATCTCGCTCTTCTCTCGCGGCTCTTTCAGCGTGGCGCGAGGCTCGAAGTGCATTACGAACATTGCCCTGCTTATCCTTTTCAGGATCGGCTGGCGTTTCTGTTTTGACATCGGTGACATTAGGCTCTGTTGCTGGAGCGGGTGTGCCCGCATCTACCGAAGCATCATTGTCTGATATGTTATTTAAGATGTCTTGAACCTCGGAATTTGTAATTCCTGGTGTGATTTCAGTTGTTAGACCCATTTTTCTCTCCCGCCTTTTTACGGTGGCTTACCGAAGGGCTTTCGCCCACATCCATAAAGACGCACGGCCAATGTGGATGAGTCCTTGGCCGTGGCTGCCACTAATAAGCATCACGCTCGTGGCGGGTTCGTGATGCTGTTCTTTATGCCGAGGCTTCTAGCGCTTGGCGTATGAGATCGTCCTCGTCAGACTTGGCGGCTTGCTGCGTTGCAATTCCACCAATCTCAACCTGTATCAAAGAGGTTTTTGCCTGCGCCAGTGATGCATCGGCGGCTTGTTTATCTGCACTCGCAGACTTTTCACGGATCGTTGCGTCCTGCATGGCGGCTTGCTGCTGCGCGGTTTGTTGCGCGGCCTGTTGTTGTTGCGCGGTAGCTGCTGCTTGCGCCTCTTTATCGCCTGGTGACGGCAAGCCAGATAGCTTTCTAAAATCATCGGCCTCTTGCTTGAGGCTGGCCGCTTCCAAGAACGAAGGTGTGAGAATTGCCACAGCGTTTGGATTACCCTGAAGCGCCTGAATAATCGTGGCGATATTGCCTTGCTGCTGCTGTTTGTATGCTGGCGAGCTTGGCACATCTGCAAGGCCAGTCTTAAGCGTTGCATCCTTCACGCAATTGATCGGCTGGCCTTCTGGCGTAAAGTCGTTCAAAACAATCACACGCTTTGCGCCACCCGACCCGCCAACAGTGACCTCTAGGCGTTCTTTGCTGTAGTCTTCGCAAATTAGGTCAACCAAATGCTCAAACGCGGCTTTCCGAGAGTGGCTGTAGTTGTCATTCAGCTCGCCCATGGACTGCTCGCCCTGTTGAATCAGTAACGAGTTTGCAATACCCGATTGGACCTGCGCATTACCAAGTTGGCTAGAGTACCGTCCTGCCGCATCTTGAATCGATTGCTTACTATCGGCCATCACCTCAAATTGTTCGCTCTGCATTGACAGCTCATTTTTCACAACGACGCCCTCGCCCCTGTTCATTCGCGCTGGGTTTAAGATGACTTGCAAGTCTGGCCGCATCACTGCATCAGCGATGTCTTGAATCGAGTTGTAATTCGTATCCAGGGCGTCGGAGTCCATGTACACCTGTTTGGCTTTGAGCATCCACTGAATACGCTGCCTGCGTTCGTTGTAGTCATCCTGTGGTGCAATCATGCCGTCAACCAACCCATAAGGGCTGTTATCTAGCCCATCACGGAAGGCAAAGAACGGGAAATACGGGAAACGCCGATATGTTGTTGCCTCGTCCAATAATCTGTGCGGCCCCGCGTAGAGCGCCCTGCGCACCTGTGACGTAACGCCCTTGCTGACCTTGACAAGCCCGCGCGCGATTAGATCAGCGTGCCGCTTATTTTTTGCGTCATATTCGACGCGTTTTGTTGGGCTAAATTCCAAGACCACAACGGTAGCAGGCACGCGGTACCACACCTCGAACATCTTGACCATCTTGCGTTCGCTGTTACACCAGTCCCATTTTGCAAACGACTGCCCAAATCTGCGCTCGTTGTCGTAGTCTTCGTAATGTTTAAAGTGCTCAGGCTCACCAAGGATGCCGCCGTCATTATTTAAAAACTGGTCCCAATCACGAACGCTGTTCTCCAAAACCTCTTTGCGGTCAGGCATGGCCGCAGTAACCTCGTCCAAGTCTAGGAACCGCATACGAACAAGCCAGCGACATGAATCTGTGAGCGTCGTTCCGCGCTGCCCTTGCCAATCCCACCAAACCTCTTCAAGCGGCACATGCTCGAATTTGTACGGATAAGCAAGCGGATCCGATCCCTTATACACATGCGTCCAACCGACTCCCTTCTTCATCATGTCCGCGTAAGCATTACTCACACCCATGTGAGCATTGGTTTCTCGCTCGGCCTCCTTTAGCTTGACAGAAATCGCCTCAGCCACATCTGCGTATTGGTCATCATCTGGCGTGAGTCGAACATCAGTCCTACTCCGAGCCTCTTGTCCAAGCACAGAATTAATCACTGGTCGGATTAAATTTATGACACGCTCATCCAAGCCTTCCTCGCGCGCGCGGCGTTTCATGTCTGGGGTCAACTGCCTGCCGTGGTAGTACGCATCAGCCATATCAGCTCTGGCACGCCAAAGAGGTTGGTTGGCGCAACTACGCAGCATCCGTTCCAGGGCGTAGAGGCTGAATTTCCCAGCGCCAGCGAAGTCTCGGGCAAGGTCTGGTTGCCGATCGTCGTAAGGTGTTGTTGGTTTCATCATCTAGGAATACCCTCTTTTAGCTCGGTACGCCGCAGCGTCGCCCCGCCGTGACTGGGAATTAGTTATTAACAACGCAGCACCTTCGCCGCCGCCCATCAGCAGATATTGAAGCGATTCGCATGGATGGCTTTCGGAATTCTTGACTGGCTTGTACTCATACCGCTCATCGCCAGCGACTTTTAAGCGTCTAAACTTGTAAGCTCCTTGCATACCCTTTCGGGTCACGCGGCATTCTGGGTGCAAGAGAAACCCAGGCTCGCCATCAATCATCCTGCGAAGCGGCGTTGACACAGCTTCGGTTCTTATTGAAAAATCATTCGTCTCTGCTGGTAACGCATCAATCCCATTGACTCTAAGCAGGTCAAATACTGTGCGCTCTTCCCTGTCGCCGACTTGTCGCTGGTCGCCTGCTGGGTCGCCTGTGATGCTTGCAACCTTAAATCCAGCGCAGTTCGCATTCAAAAAGTCTTTGAATAAACCAGCAAAACGTATCACGCCAGTGTCTTCGGTCACAAACTCGTATCTTGTCCGCCACTGTCCGTTTGGCATTTTTTGTGCAATCGTTGCGGCTGGAGTCAGCCCAAAGTCAATCCCAATGTGGATCGGTATGTTCGGCGTTAATTCAAATGCTCGGCAGTGCGTGCTATCTTTATAGTCAGGGTACACAGGCTTGCCGTCAGTAACCAAGCCGTACTCATTTGCTAAATTGACCGTGATCCATGCATCAGACTTACCCTGCAATCCATTCAGATAGTAATTCTTTGGCAGGTTTTGGATGTTTTCTGCCTGTCCATTAACAACCCACGGCGAATCTGGCGTGGCTCTCGTAACGCCGCCAGGCTGCCGAAGGAACGTCCAGCCGTCAGGCTGTAACTCCTCGGCCATCCTGTAATACCAGTGGTCGTTATCAGGCGCGTTGGTGTCTCCAAATATGCCGTGCCACGTTGGTAAAACATCCTTTGGATACCTTCCCGTGCGCAAATCAAGCATTTGGATGACGGCGTAAGGAATTTCCTTCACCTCGTTCAGCCAGCCCCATGTGGCTTGAATGCCGCGCAACTTTTTGATATGGTCTTCGCGGTCCAGCGCCAAAAACATCACCTCAGCTTTAACCGTGGTACCGTCTTCCAACTTATATTTCAGGTAGTGCGTTGGCGGCTCCAAGCCACCTTTACTGAATTTCCCGAGGTCTTCAAAGCAGTCAAGCCAGTCTTTTACGGTAGTCGAGAACAGATCGGGGTATGTGTTTCGTATCGCAATCCCGCGTGATTTTCTCACACCACTCGCGTCTGGCTCTTGCGCATTGATGAGTCTAAAACCCTTCCAGCAGCTTGCGTTTGTTTTGCCAGAGCCAAGCGGCCCCATAATCATCGTCCGCTGCGTATCACTAAGAATGTATCGCTCTAGCGTGTCGCCCTGGGGTTTGTAAAGAAACTCTTGCCTCATTGAGTCTTGCGACCAGTCATGTCTTTTATGACAACCGTTACAGCATCATCTTCTTTTCCGCCGCCATCGTTAAGCCCAAAAGCTACACGCTCGGCCGCTTGCAGCTTTGTAAATGTCTCAGCCAGCGCTTTAAGGCTTGCAACTCGGCCTCCAACATCAAGAGCGCGCTTAACTATGCTTCTGGCCTCAGCTTCCGACTTTGGCGACGCGCCAGAGCCTGCCAATATCTGAGCCAAAAGCTCCTTGTCTTCAACTAGCATCTTTGTCTCTTGCAGTTCGACCAACAGATCAACACCTATTAATCTCGCGGATTCAATGTCGCGCCGATGTTTTAATGTGACCCCAGTATTAACCTCCGCCACTGCTAAAACGGTGTCCCGAACCAAATCCGAACCCTCCCGAACCTTCTCCCGAACCGACTCTTCGATCAGCCTGGCGTTTGTTGCCTGCCTTACCGCAGTAGTCAGATCTCGTTTCCAGCCGCCTTTCCTCGCCATCTTCCCAATCATGACATCGGACACGCCATACCTGCGCCCCAGCTCGGCATTCGTTTGGTTCGTCGTTCGGTAATCACGCTCTACGGCATCCCAGTCCGTCCGCGCTTTCTTTTCTGGCGGCTTCGCACCTGGCTTGGTTTGTTTTGTCATATTCGTGTTCCCAGCGCCCACCGCCGCACTGCAAACGAGGAGTTTTGCAGTAGCTTGTCACCGCATCGCTGGGTGCTGTTGATTTTTAGGCTCTTTGCAGCTTGCCCGTGTAGCAGACATACACCGTGTGCCTAGAGCCTGACGGCTCATGTGCTGGCAACTGCGTGGCGTAGTGGCCTGCGGAAATAAAAAAGCCACCGCGTGCTGGGTGGCTTTACTGGTATTTTTTAGAGGCGCGACTCCATCAGGAGTTCGACCCAAAGATTTTAGTTATGCCTACGATTTTCGCCGTGGCTTTGTACATTGAGTGTGCGGTAATTATAACGTAATTTCAAAACTTTGCAATAGATTTTTAAAAACGACCAATCTCTTTGGTGACAGTGGTTTTTCTTAGCTTTCTCACGTTCATATAAGTGCTTGCAACAAATATTCCCGTTACAAATCAAGATGTTGCAACATAAACCCCTTCTAAACAAATAATTCTGTCGCCATTACTTCGTTCCACGGCCTCCCGAACTATTTTCTCCCACTGTTATGGTTGGTCATGAACTGGGTGCATCTCTCGCAGGGAGACTGCCACGAACTCCCCCGCTGGATCGATGCTCTCAAAAACAAACTTTCCAACTTTGGATCTGCCTATGTACATCCTAATTTCTCCCCGCACATGCCAGCGACAGCTATGACCCGTTATCGCCGCATACCCTAGCACAGGGAATTTATTTTCATTTGAGCACATATTATCGCCCAAGCGCGTTATTGATCGCGCCCCCATAGACCCCGTGCAATCGCTCCATCAAGCCTTGCGCCCACGCCGCCGCATCATCGTTTTTGGTTTTTAATCTCGGCTTACCCGTGCCATGGCACGTTTGGCAGACAGTTGTTGACAGCGCAGGCGTACCCTCAACGCGCTTCCATTTTTGCCCGCTGCAAGCCTTGCAAACACCACCAAGCCACCATCCTATCACTTGGTTGACAATCACCTCGCAATCGACCTTCATGCCTTTGGCTAGCGCATGTTTGCGCAGTCTGTACTTCAACCCCTCATAGGTGCTGTACAGGTTCTGTCTCGTCGGTTTGATGCGGACCTCATTCAGCAGCATCCCTAGCTCGTTGTCTTTGATCTTGGCCGCAAAGCCAGCGGCACCCAACACATCCAGCGCGGCATCTACAGTGTCAGCGCTTGGCTTTAGGTTGGTTGCTAACCTTGCTTTTTGGTGTTTTTCGATAATGCTCATGTTTTCCTTTTGTAAAGTTCGCAGCGCTTAACGCCATAAATTCTGTTTTTGAACTCGCATCGGTAGAGCGTCTCGCCATCCACCACAGCCGACAGCTTGTGTACGCAGTTCCCGCACTTACGCGCCTTGGCGAGCCTTTCCTCTTCACGCCGTATCGCCACGCGCTCGGGGTCTTGATACATCCATGAGTCAAGCGTCATTTGATAACCCCTGCACGCAGGCATTGCGCGACTAGATGTACCGTGTTTTTTGCCCCGATTCGCTTTCTGGCATTCGCCATGTGTCGCTCAACCGTTTTTTGCGTGCGCTCCATCGTGTCTGGCATTCGCTTTTGCAAAAAGCCATTGGCTATCTGCTGGATACACTCTAGCTGTGCATCGGTGAATGTTTTTTCGGTTATGTTCACAATTGAATCCTCATCATTCCGACATAGCCTTCAACGGCACGGGCTGCGGCTTGCCAGTCCCAGCACACAATCACGCACCAACGCTCTAGCTGCATCTTGGTAATGCGCTCGCGCTGTTCTTTGCTTGGATTACCGTCTTTGGATTTAAATTCGATGGCTAGACCTATGTACCCGCCCCGCGCAGCAGGGAAACTCACATCTGGCACACCAGCCTTCACGCCCTCGGCTTTGAGCTTCTTAGCAACCGCTGGGTGTCTTGCCCCGCCGTTTGGCACGGCATGAATAAGCTCCACGCCTTCAAAGCGTTGGTGACTAAGCCATTCAAAGAAGCTTTTTTGGATTTCGTGCTCAGTCATGTTGCAATCTCGCTAAACAAGTCGCTCATTGGCTTTACGGGCTTGTTTTTCAAATCCACGATGTAGCCCCCTAGCTTTGAATCTCTCAAGGCTTGAACATTGCTTTGACCATAGGCAATGAGCACGCTTGGCGCTCCCGCCCCCCCCTTCTTCGGAAGTGTGCCGTCAGGTAGGCAAAATTGCACTCGTTTGTTTAAAAACAACATGCCATCAGCACAACCAAAACAGTATTTTTGGAATGCTTTGGTTTCTGTTCTTGCAAAGATCAGCACAATGCCATCACCATGCTCCGACATCCGTTTGAGGAACTTTTCAGCTTTATCTCCGTATGGCGGATTGCACCACACACGCCCGTGCCATTCGCGGGATAGCCCATCATCCTTAATAGTGAATTGCGTTTCGGCAGTTTTCCAAGGCTGGGTCTGGCTGGCGCATGGGTCAAGGTCAAAATCCCCAAGTGGTCGCAATACCCACAATGGCGTTAGCCAGTCATGCGTCGTGGCAATAGAACCATCACCACCCGTTTCAAATGTGACGTTCATGAAGCCTCTCAATCGTCCACGCTAGCGCATCCATCTCTGTTAAGCCGTGCTGCTTCCACTCTTGGCGCTGTCCGTGTATGCCGTCTTTGCTGTGGTTATCGTGGTGTCTTGGGCATAGTGGTGCGACTAGATAGTGACTGCCACGTAATGCCATGCCGTCATTGCCGACGTGATGAACTTGTGCAGGCGTGGCGCCGTAGCCTATGTGCTGGCATACGAAACAACCCAATGCGGCAACGCGCCCCATGTAGTCGCGTTCTTTTTTGTTTGAGGTCTTAGTCATTTCGCACCTCCCCAGTCTCGGGGTCAACCCACTCACTCAGCGTGACGGGGAACTCCACGCCAAACTCTGTACCAGCATGCGCGGCAACTTTCTCTATCAAGGTGTTGTAGCCCTTCACCCCCAAGCCTTCCGTGCTTTGACGAATGCGGCGACGGCTTTTTCTGCCTGTGATCGGGTCAATGAATGTCTTGGTCTTGAAACCTAGAAACTCTTTGCGGTAGTGCTCTTTCCAGACGTGCATGGCATAACGCTGGCCGTTGACCTTCACCTGCTGGGCGATCACAGTCAAAATGTAGCCGTGGTAGTAACGGCGCTGCTGATCTGTCAGCGCATCCTCGTAGTCACTAAGCGTCACCACCAGCCTGCGCTCGGCTGTCAGGTTGGCCTTGGCAGTCTTCCATAGCTCGCAATAAGTCTTGTGGCCTTGCACGGGATTGTGAAGCGTGACTCGTGCTAGTGTCATGCGCAGCCATCCTTGCAAACCTTAAAATCATTCCAGCGTTTCAGTTGGCTTTGAAGTTTAAATTTGTTGCACTTGATGCAGCTCACGCCCATGTGCGGGGCTTGCTTAAACTCAACCCCGTGTGTAGGTGTGTAGTTATATTTTGAGTCTTTACGGCGTAGTTCAGTCATGAAAACTCTCCGTATTCCTTTGGGTGCGCGAGCGCGAGGACAGCAAGGCCTTCACGCTTTCCCTCAGTTCGTCCATCGAGTAATGCCCAGCTTTCCTTTGTCGTGTCAATGACCGCTGCGCCAAGTACGCCAGTGCGGAACGATGGTCTTTGCTGGGCGCTCGCACCATAAGCGCGGTCATGCAATGCAGGCAGTTCATTTGATGGCTGCCCGACATAGCGTTCAAAGCACGGTGTTCGCATGATTTGCATATCAAAGCGCCCCCACGACTGGCTCAACATGCGGCATGGAAACCACGGGCAGAGCTATCAACTCAATGGGCGCGGCCATTACCTTAACGGTGCTGCCAACCACTTTTACGCCGTTAGCTGCAAGCGCGTTTTCTAAGGCGTTTTGCATCACAAAAAAATAGCGCTCTGCATGGGGTAGCACGGTGTCATGCTCTACTGTTATTTGATAGGTGGTTTTCATAGATCAGCCCTCTTAAAAATGTTGCCTTTGATGCTTTTGATCTGCCCAGCGGCGCACATACCAGTCATCACGTCATAAACTTTCTGCTTATCCCAGCCTGTGTGAAACTCGACTTCAAAGCGCGTCATTGAAGACCCGTCGCCCAGCAATCCAAGTACGATTCGTTCGGGTGTCATGCTGCTACCGCCTTTTCTGATCGCTTACTGACCCAGTCGAACGTCAGGCGAATGCTTCCGCCTTGTGTCAGTCGGTCGTAGGTCGCATCGCCCAACACCTCGATCAGCTCGTCGCGGTTTAAATTTGTGGCTATAAGGCTTGGCAATTGCGCCTCGTACCTTGCATCAAAAATCCGAAAGAAAGCGTCCTGTGCAGCCTTGGCGCTACTGCTACGGCCTATCTCGTCGATCATCAGTAAGTCAACTGCCGCCATGCTTTTTAGCCATGATTCGCGCTCGTCAAAACTTTTAGCCCAATACGCATCAAGGTACTGGCTTGCTTTCACTCGCAGCACCGAATACCCATCGCCCAGCAGTCGCTTACTGATCGCCGTGGCGAGGTGGTTTTTCCCCGTTCCTACACGCCCACAAAGCAAAAGACAAGCCCCGTCGTCGCGGTACTTAGCGAATTCATTGGCATATTTTTCGCAGCGGCTAAGGACGTGTCTCTGCTCTTTCGTGGTCGCTTCGTAATTGTCAAAGTCGCAGTCCGCAAAGCGCTTAGGGATATTGCTTTCTGCCAGCAAGCGCATGGCGTTTTTTTGACGTAGGCACGTAGGGCAACCTTGTGGCAATCGCCGCGCATGGCCGTCTTTGCACAGCACATTTAGCGGGTATTCGCCATGAGCTTCGCATTGCTCGAACTCTTGCTTAAATTCACTGGAAGCCTTGCTGGACGGGTCTTTCGGCTTCTCTAGCCTTGCCTTGTCGATCACGCTCTGCGCTAAATCAGACGCGGCCTGCATTGAGTTCTTTTGATTCTCGGCCTGCTTTGCCGCCAACTCTATCGCAAGAGTCATCGCGTCAACGTCAGACTGGTTCTTCAACGGCATGTTTTCCATGATTTACCTTTCCTATGTTTTGGCTGGAAGCCTTGCTGGACGGGGCTTGCGGGATAAAAGTCCAATCTGAGAGATAGTGCTCTCCAACACCAAAGAATGTGACTGGTTGCTTCATAAATTGATCTTCTGTGCCAGCAGCCTTGCAGTACGCCGCATAACGTGCCGCGCCGTCAGCGAGACCTTCGACAGTTGCGCCAGCTTTCAGCCGTGCTGTCCATGCCTTGTGTGCGTCTTTTTTGCTGCAACCTGCTTTGCGTGGGTAGATTTCCCAAACCTGCTCGAACTCTGGGGGGTATGTATTCATAGAACCTTTAGGTTCTTTCTTCTCTTCTCTTCTCTTCTCTTCTCTAGCTAACGCACCTGTAACGCTTGAATCGTTACATTCACCGTTACCCCTATGAGAAGCGACTCGTTTTGCAGTAAGTGCGCGGTCTTTTGCAGTCTTACCGTTGTGATTTTCAAATTTAGAAATAGATAGTCCGCCACCATCTAGAGCAACCAACCAACCCACATCTATGATGGCTTTCGTTATTCCAGTAACGCCAATAATTCGATCTAATAACGCTGGTGTAACGCTTGAAGCGTTACCATTTACTGAATGCGAGTCAAACCAGCGCCAAACTTTTAAGAGCTTCCCGACTGTCAAATCTGGGTCTTCCCAGCCCATAGCAATCGTTATAGCCAGCACTTCTGGCTTTTCAGGGGTAGATGTATCAAACTTTAGCCAGCTCACAGCAACTCCAACTGCTTACGCGGCAACCGCACGGGCGCTACAGTGCGCTTGGTGATCGAGCAGCTACGCTTTTGCGCTGTCTCCAGCCTGCGAGCTGTTTTAAGCTCATTGCAGCGGCCTGAGACCACGTTGATCGGTAGCTTGGTAAGAAGGCAAAGCTCTTGCAGTGAGTAGTCCTTAGATGGCTCTATAGCCTGCAAAATGATGTCATGCTGGGGCTTGAGCCTGCCTTCGCTTTGAATCTCGTGGTAGGCCTCTATTGACGTGCTTGCGACGTTGGTTTTCATGCTTTTACGCTCCCCATTAGTACGCGGCGAAGCGCAGCGTTTTCCTCTTGAGCGATGCGAAGCTGTTTTTCAGTCTCGCTTTCTGTTTTGCGAATACTGTGCAGGTCGTAGCCACGGTCGTGCAGCATCCAAAGAAGCGGCGCATCATTCCCACAAAAGTCCATCAAGGCACGGAACTTTGGCCAGATCACACCCTCTTGCCCGCTCTCCCAGCGCGATAACTGCGCTTTATCCAAGTGGATTCCATCAATCACTTGCTTTAACTCATACCCAGCAGCCTTGATACACAAACCAATTGCGCCGCCAAGCGACTTCTCGCGTGCGACCTCATGAGCACTAATTTCTACAGGGATAGAGGTTTGGTTCATGCTGCTTCTCAAAATTGATGTGTGGTGTTGTGAGGCTTGAATGGCTAAAATTTTTTGCTATGGAATCAACCAATAGCCTTACCCAAACTTGTCATGTCAGTCAAAGCAAGATCAGCCTCGCTACGCACGGCGACGGGTTGCAGCCTGATCGCATCAACAGACCACACGGGGCACAATTCGTGGGGCGTGAAATCGTCATCAGTAATTTGTGCAGTTGCGCCAATAGCGCCGCAGTAGTCCACCATGCGCTCACACTTGAGGCAGGGACAAGCACCGACACCAAGCACCCAGCAACTAGGCTTTCCATCTGGCAAAGTCAATCGCTTAATCGGGATATAGACAGTTTCTTTAGACATTTATTAGGACTCCTTGGAAGCCTTGCTGGATGTGGCTTGGGGGCTGGCATAGCTGGAAACGCCCGATGGACGTGGCTTGCAGGCGGTATCTTTTTGAAGCGCTGGGCAACTGGCGCAGCGTGGTTTGATTTGGCAAACGCCAAGTTGTTCACAGCGGCACATTGGGTCGGTAGCCATTCAGCAGCCCCCCCCGCTTTTGTTTGGCGGGGCTTTACCCTCTTCGCCCCAATGGTTTTCAATCAGCCAGTCAATAAACTGCGCGACGGATTCTTTTGTTTTTGCAACTTTTTCAGGGAACTCTTTAGTAAACTGATCTATTGGCCACGACTTGCTGGCAAAACCAAGAAAACCAAGAAAGGAAGCCCCTCCATCAATACTGTGCAGCTCAGGGGTCAACTTACAACCGAAGTTTGCTTGCATTTGTTCGTATGGTGTGAGTTCGCTCATTTACTGGGACTCCTTATGCTTTTTGCCAAACAAAAACCCAGTGACCCAAGCGTCGGCTACTTTGAATTCGCCAAAAAATCCGACGGCGCAAACATCATCAGCGATGCGAATCCTGTCACCTTCAATAGAGGCCGTGAGTCCCGCCTCTTCGAGTTTCTTAGAGAGAGAGC